TGCAAACTTTGTTGGTGGTGGTGCAAATATAACAGCATTAAGTGGTTCTAATATTGCTTCTGGAACGGTTGCTGCTGCACGAGTTGCGACACTAAACCAAGATACAACAGGTAATGCTGCTACTGCTACTATACTGGAAACTACAAGAGCTATTGGTGGAGTAAACTTCAATGGTTCTGCTGCAATTAATCTTCCAGGTGTAAACCAATCAGGTAATCAAAATACTTCTGGAACTGCTGCAGGATTAAGTGGTAGCCCAACAATTACTATTACTCAAGCAAATGTCAGCACTGGTGCTACTGTATTTGCTAATGGTAATATTGCGGCTGCAGGGATAGTAACTGCTAATGGTGGATTTGTTGGTGGATTAACTGGTAATGTTACTGGTAATATTAGTGGTGGTAGTGTATCTGCTACGACTGGAGCATTTAGTGGTGATGTAACACTCACAGACACTACTACTGATAGTGCTGCTGGTCCAGAATTAAAACTCTTTAGAAATAGTGCCTCACCTGCTGATGCAGATTATCTGGGGCAGATAAAGTTTGCTGGAGAAAGTGATACTGGTACAGAAAGAAACTATGCAAAGATAACAGGTAAGATATCAGACGCAAGTAATGGTACTGAAGATGGTATTATAGAATTTGCTCATATTAAAGCAGGTTCTCAAACTATTACTGGAAGATGGAAGAGTACAGAATTACAATTACTTAATGGTACAGATTTAAGTGTTGCTGGTGATGTGGATGTTGATGGAACATTAGAAGCAGATGCAATTACTGTCAATGGCACAGCGTTAGATACTCATATTGCAGGGGTAACAGTAACTAATGCAACTAATGCAGCAGGTATAACAGAAGCAGATACTGCAGTTTCATCTACAAGTGCAACAACAGTATTATCTTTTGCACATGCATCTTATCGTGGAGCATTTGTTTCATTATCTATTACACAAGGATCTAATTATCAGATTGGTAAATATTCAATTATACATGATGGAACCACAGTAACAGTAGTTGAAGAATCTGCTGTTGCAACTGGGTCTATGTTAGGAGCATTTAGCGGAACTATTAGTAGTAGTAATTTATTATTCCAAGTAACAATGGGAAGTTCATCATCAGCAACTGTTACGGTTAAAGCAGATAAAATAACTGTGTAGGGTTGACAAGAATGTAAACTGATGATACAATCAGAACTGTTAAGGATCTGTTGATTATGAGTGACGAACTAGTTCGTATTGCTAATGCATTAGAAAGGATTGCAGACTTTTACGAAAAAGGTTTGCATGTTGATATAGATCATGCACATATAGATGATATTGGTGAGATACATGGTGATGTTATTACCCATCCTAAGCAGTTTTAATCAATGAAAAGTATCAAATTTACCATTAGGCAAGATGGTCAAGTAACTGAAGAAGTTACTGGTGCTACTTCTAATGAATGCGAAGAACTTACTAAATTAATAGAAGATAAATTGGGAACAGTAACCCAAAAACTATATAAACCAGAGTATTACCAAACCGTAACTGATACAGAAAATGTCACATTTCAGCACGATACAAACCAAAATTAAAGACAAGGATAATCTAGTAGAAGCACTAGAACTTCTTGGATATTGGAAAAATGATGAACATCAAGAACTATCAGTATATGGTGCTCATGCAATAGATCATCCTAAAGTGAAGGCTGATATTTTAGTAACAGAAGAAATAGGATTTCGTTTGAATGAACAAACAGGAACCTATGAGTTAGTTACTGATCTTGAAACATGGAAAGAATCTATTCCACCAAAAAGATTTGTTGAAAAAGTAACTCAACAATATGCAAGAATGACTATTTACAATACGGTAAAGGATATGGGTTTTGAAATAGCAGAAGAATGGGAGATGACTGATAATAGTATTGAAATAACAGTAAATCGTTGGGATTGAGTATGGGTATTCTAAATAAAATTAAGACTTTTATAAAATCAAAGATGCATGTAACTATTCCTGCACCTGATAAAATAAAGTATGATCCTTGGTTTCATGATAACCCATTAGATAGAATGCCTATCGCAACTGATGACAATACATACTCATCAAGACATCAATCAACACCAGATTATGAAAAGACTGCTGAAGATATTGTAACTATGCATGAAAAAATGTATAGAATAGCAACAGCAAGAAATAATCCATTCCATGTGGGAGGATCTGAAAATACTCAATCTGAGGTAGATTATATTAAGAAACATTCTCCTTGGCCTGGTGGGTCGGAAAACTTTCAAGAAAAGTAATTTACATATATACTTTTACGATATGGTGTTGTGATGAAAAAATGGATTGGTCTTAGTTTAGGAACTTTATTAGGCATTTCCCATATAGGTATGATTGGTATGATTGCCAGAAAGGATTCAATACCAAAATTAAAATTACCTATAGGAGAATATACTTCTTATAATGTTATTGCAAATAAAGAAGGATATAGTATAAATTATAGAGCACATGATCCTAGAGTATTAGTAAAATCTGAGCATCTTGATAGACCTGCTGGATTTTTAGGATTAGGTAAAAAGAAATTAGTAGTACATGAGCAATATTATCTTTCTCCATCAAAAGGTGAAAGTGGTGGATTAGATCCTAAAACTATTGCTTGTATTAAGAAGAAAGGTGGTGGTGAACAGACAGGAAGATTAGTTGGTGGTGCTGTAGGAACTGCTGCTGTTACTCAAACTGGTATGGCATCTATCCCTATAATTGGATGGGTTATTGCTGGTGCTACCACAATGATGGGCATGGATCAGGGTGCAGAAATTGGTGGTCAAATGGCTGCTGATCTAGCAAAAGAATGCGAAGAAGAAGAGAAAAACCTAAATAATTAGCGTATTGTTATTTTTATTTGTAAAATGGGATGGTCTCCAGCACAATTAGGTGCATTAGAAAATTGTGGTATTCAGGTCGAAGATGCCACGGGGGATATCAAGTTCCGTGAATTTGAAGTTATTGATGTGATTAAGCCAGAACCCATGAAGGTTCCACAATCAAACATACAATACGAAGACCCATTAAAAGAAGCTACCAAACTTCCCAACTATAATAAAGTAGGAAATATAATAGACGTATATCTTGCTTGGAGAGGATCAAACTACATGATAAAAATGTTTTTCCCTTCAGTCAAGAAACCTTCACGCAGAGACGTTCAGGATCAAATGAGAAAAGTGTATCCTGGCGGTAAACTCTGGAACTACCAAGTATCGGAACATGAACCTGGAGAACCAATCCTCCAAGTCGGAGGAACTTAAAACTAAAGACTTAGAAAAACAAGTAGAAAATTTAAAGAAAATAATAGAACTACAAAACAAAACAGCAGAGCACGATAGAAAACAACAAAAAATTTTTAAATATGAAATGATGTAATTATGGCAAAAGTTGACGACATTTATCTTGGTAATCCTAATCTAAAGAAAGCCAATACACCTATTGAATTTACTCAAGAACAAATTCTTGAGTTCATGGCGTGTAAGCATGATCCTGTCTACTTTGCAAAACAGCACGTTAAGATTGTTACTCTTGATGCTGGTTTAATGCCATTTGAACCTTATGATTTTCAGGAAGGTTTAATTACAAATTTCCACGAGAATAGATTTAATATTTGTAAAATGCCTCGTCAGACAGGTAAGTCTACAACTGTTATATCATACTTGTTGCATTATTTGCTTTTTAATGATAGTGTAAATATTGGTATACTTGCTAACAAGGCAGCTACTGCACGGGAACTATTAGGTCGTTTACAGACTGCATATGAAAATGTTCCTAAATGGATGCAGCAAGGTGTCTTGTCTTGGAATAGAGGATCACTGGAGTTAGAGAATGGTTCCAAAATCTTGGCTGCTTCAACATCTGCCTCAGCTGTTCGAGGCATGTCATTCAATATCTTGTTCTTGGATGAGTTTGCATTCGTTCCAAATCATATTGCTGATTCGTTTTTTGCCTCTGTTTATCCTACTATTACTAGTGGTAAAAGTACTAAAGTTATTATCGTCTCGACCCCCCACGGAATGAATCACTTCTACCGCATGTGGCATGATGCGGAGAAAGGAAAGAATGAATATGTTCCTACAGATGTTCATTGGTCAGAGGTTCCAGGTAGGGATGATAAATGGAGAGAACAAACTATAGCGAACACATCAGAGTCGCAGTTTAAAGTTGAGTTTGAATGCGAATTCTTAGGATCTGTTGATACTCTTATTGCTCCCAGTAAATTAAGAACTCTTGTTTATGACAGCCCTAAGAAAAGAAATGCTGGATTGGATGTATATGAAGATCCAAAGAAAAATCATGATTATGTAATTACAGTTGACGTTGCTCGTGGAGTGGGAAGTGACTATTCTGCATTTGTTATTGTAGATATTACGAAGTTTCCGCATAGGGTAGTAGCAAAGTATAGGGATAATGAGATTAAACCTATGCTATTTCCCAGTATAATTTATGAAGTAGCAAAAAGTTATAATGAAGCATTTATTTTATGCGAAGTAAATGATGTTGGAGATCAGGTAGCATCAATTATAAATTATGATTTGGAATATGAAAATCTCTTAATGTGTTCTATGAGAGGTAGAGCAGGTCAAGTTGTAGGTCAGGGATTCTCTGGTAAGAAAACACAACTTGGTGTTAAGATGTCAAAGACTGTTAAAAAAATTGGTGCTCTTAACTTAAAGACTATTGTAGAATCTGATAAATTATTATTTAAAGATTATGAGATATTAAGTGAACTTACTACTTTCATTCAAAAGAGTAATTCATTTGAGGCAGAGGATGGGTGTAATGATGACCTTGCAATGTGTCTTGTAATATATGCGTGGTTAGTAGCACAAGATTATTTTAAAGAACTTACTGATCAGGATGTTAGGAAAAGATTATATGATGAACAAAAGAATCAGATAGAGCAAGATATGGCACCTTTTGGGTTTATATCTGATGGAATGGATGATGAAAGTTTTGTTGATAAAGACGGAGATAGGTGGCATACTGATGAATATGGAGACCGTTCATATATGTGGGAGTATATGTAAACACCCAAAACAATAAATAATTTTTAGATAAATCTGAGAATCGGAGAACAAAAGCATGGCTACTCCTCAATTGTCTCCTGGTGTGTTAACCAGGGAGGTTGACTTAACAGTAGGAAGAGCTGATAATGTATTGGATAACATCGGTGCAATAGCAGGCCCATTTAGAATAGGCCCTATCGACGAACCAATTGATATTTCAACTGAAGAAGACCTAATTAGTACTTTCGGTAAGCCGCTTTCAACTGATGCTCAATATGAGTATTGGATGAGTGCAGCATCTTACCTTTCCTACGGGGGAGTTTTAAAGGTTGTAAGAACAGACAACACTAACTTAAACACTGCAAATGCTGGTGTTGGTATTGCTTCTGAAACAACGACAAAAATTAAGAATTACGACGACTATCAAGCAAGTTGGACTTCAACCTCTGACTTCTCTTGGGCAGCAAAGACTCCTGGTTCTTGGGCAAATGGTTTAAAAGTCTGTGTCATTGATGACATGGCAGACCAAACAATCGGTCTCACCACAACTTCTCCTGGAGATTATGGTGCTAAGATTGGATATGGTGTTACTGCTGCACTTTCGGCTGTTGTTATTCCTGGGGCAGGATCAACATCAACATTTAACGGATATATTAAAGGTATCATCACTGGTGTTTCTACGGATGCAACTAATGGTGCTTCATCTATTGATGTTAAGATTGTTTCTCGTGTAACTGGTGCTGCTGGAACTTCTGGAACTTATGCAGAAACTGCGATTGATTATAAAGAAGGAACTCGTTATGCTGGATTCCAAGCAGCTGACAGTCTTTGGTTTGTAGATAACGTTGGTGTTAACACTGGTGCTCCAAATGCTCCAAACACTGCAGTCGTTGCAACTGCTGGTGCTATAACAGACTGGTATAATGATCAAACACTTACATTAGACAACGCAACCGTTTACTGGAAGTCTATTGCTCCAAGACCAACTTCTAATGTTTATGTAACAGATAGAAATGGTAAGGGTGATGGAATGCACATTGCTGTTGTTGATGATTATGGAACAGTTACTGGAATTAAAGGTAACGTAATTGAGAAGCATGTAGGTCTTTCTAAGGCAGTTGATTCAATATCATCTGTAAATTCTCCTCAGAAGAACTACTACAAACAGTATGTTGCAGATTTCTCAGACAATACTTATGCTGGATACAATCCATCTAGTGCTGCTGATACTTACTGGAATACAGAACCAAGAGCAACTGGATTCGGAACTGCATTTACTCCATACTCAACTGCTCAAGGTCTTTGGGCTCAAAACGCACAAGACAATACATTCTCTGCAATAGGAAATGTAACTTATACTCTTGGTGGTGGAGAAGATTACTCTGCTGGAGTTCCTCTACTTGGTGGTAATGGTGGAATGACCGCTACCTTGGGAGATTTAATCACATCATACAATGAGTTTTCAAACTCAGATGAGATTGCAGTAGATTACTTAATCATGGGGCCAGGTCTTGGTGCTAAAGACCTATCGCAGACAAAGGCAAATAAATTGATTGCCATTGCTGCAGAAAGAAAAGATTGTGTTGCTGTTGTCGGGCCTCATAGGGCAGACATCGTAAATGTTACAAACACTACAACACAAACTACAAATCTGATCAATTACTTCTCACCACTTACATCATCGTCTTATGTAATATTTGACAGTGGTTATAAGTATACTTACGACAGATTTAACAACGAGTTTAGATACATTCCATGTAATGGAGACGTTGCTGGTTTAATGTGTCGCACAAATATTGTTGCATATCCTTGGTTCTCACCAGCTGGTCAGCAAAGAGGTATGATTAATAATGCTATTAAACTAGCATATAATCCTACTAAGGATCAAAGAGATCAACTCTATCCACAAAGAGTCAATGCCATAGTTACAAAACCTGGCACTGGAACAATGCTCTTCGGTGATAAGACAGGTCTTGCGTATGCATCAGCATTCGACAGAATTAATGTTCGTCGCCTGTTCTTAACAATTGAGCAAGCACTACAAAGATCTGCAGAAGCACAACTCTTTGAACTTAACGATGAATTAACTAGAGCCAACTTTAGAAACATTGTTGAACCTTATTTGAGAGATATCGAAGCAAAACGTGGTCTTTATGGATTCCTCGTTGTTTGCGATACTTCAAATAACACTCCTGATGTTATTGATAACAATGAATTTAGGGCTGACATTTACTTGAAACCAGCGAAGTCTATCAACTACGTAACACTTACGTTCGTTGCTACTAGAACTGGGGTCAGCTTTGAAGAAGTTGCTGGTCGTGTTTAATCCTATCAATCATCTAAATAACTAAAGGAGAGTAAAAAATCATGGCAACATCCAGAGAAAACAAAACAATTTCTCAGTTTAAGTCAGCACTTATTGGTGGAGGAGCAAGACCCAATCTGTTCGAGGTAGAGTTAACTACTCTACCTGCAGGTATCGATTGGGATGCCAATAGTTTCCGATATATGTGTAAAGCAGCCCAACTGCCAGCACAAAACGTCGCTAACATTGATGTTCCATTTAGAGGTCGTATTTTTAAAATAGCTGGAGACCGCACCATCGATACATGGACTGTAACTATCATCAACGATGAAAGTTTTAATCTTAGAAGAGCATTTGAGCAATGGTCAGAATTAATCGCTAAGTTGGATACCAACCTTGGTGCAACTGATCCATCAGCATATATGACAAATGCAAAGGTATTCCAATTAGGTAGAGGAGCTCAAACAAGCAGCACCGATAGTAATGGTAATACAAACTCAGTATTAGCAGAGTATGAATTTGTTGATATTTGGCCATCAGCAGTAGCAGCTATTGACTTATCTTACGATTCGAGTGATGCTATAGAAGACTTTACAGTTGAATTCCAAGTGCAATCCTTCAAAGCGGTTGCGGCTGGCGGTTCAAATGGCTAACTAAATAGTCATAAGGTAAAATATAAATCATGGCAAAATTATTTGGGTTCTCTATAGAGGACACCGAACCACTATCTCCGACTGCGGTATCTCCCGTTCCTCCTAATAATGAGGATGGGAGTGACCACTATATGAGTAGTGGTTTTTTTGGTTCTTATGTTGATATTGAAGGTATTTACCGTACTGAATATGATCTAATTAAAAGATATCGTGAAATGTCACTTCATCCAGAAGCGGATAGTGCTATTGAAGATATTGTAAATGAAGCTATTGTATCGGATACCAATGATACTCCTATACAAATTAATCTTGATAATCTAAATGCTAGTGATGGTATTAAGAAAAAGATTAGAAAGGAGTTTAAACATATTATAGATCTATTAGATTTTGATAAGAAGTCTCATGAGATTTATAGGAATTGGTATATTGATGGTAGAATTTATTATCATAAAATTATTGATTTGAAAAAACCTGAAGAAGGTCTTCAGGAATTACGTTATATTGACGCAATGAAAATGCGTTATGTTCGTCAAGAGAAAAAGAAAGATAATAATGGAAAATATGAAATGAAGTTGAATAATAATAATCAGAATCCGATGGATCATAAATTCCCTGAGATAGAAGAATACTTTATCTATAATTCAAAAGGAGGAATTCCAACTGGTAATATTAATGCTACTGGTGCAAGTCAAGGAATAAAGATGACCAAAGATGCAATTACATATTGCACTTCTGGGTTAGTAGATAGAAATAAGGGATCAACTCTTTCATATTTGCATAAAGCAATTAAGTCTATTAATCAACTTAGAATGATTGAAGACTCACTTGTTATATACAGATTATCAAGAGCACCCGAAAGAAGAATTTTTTATATTGATGTCGGCAATCTACCAAAGGTAAAGGCTGAGCAATATCTCCGAGATGTGATGATGAGATATCGTAACAAACTTGTTTACGACGCTAACACAGGGGAGATCCGTGATGACAAAAAGTACATGGCAATGCTTGAAGATTTCTGGCTCCCTAGAAGGGAAGGAGGTCGTGGAACTGAAATTTCTACTCTTCCTGGAGGCCAAAACCTTGGTGAAATCACGGATATTGAGTACTTCAAAAAGAAATTATATAGGTCGCTCAATGTACCCCCATCAAGAATGGACGGAGAGGGAGGATTCAACTTGGGAAGATCATCAGAGATATTAAGAGACGAATTAAAATTCACTAAATTTGTTGGTAGATTAAGAAAGAGATTCTCTAGATTATTTGACGATTTCCTTAAAACTCAGTTAATTCTTAAGAATATTATTACCCCAGAAGACTGGGAAATAATGAGTGAACACATACAATATGACTTCCTATATGACAATCATTTCTCAGAATTGAAAGAAACTGAGTTATTTAATGAGAGGGTTAATGTTGCTGCTACTGCAGAACCATATATTGGAAGATACTTCTCACAAGATTATGTAAGACGTAAGATACTTCGTCAGACTGATGAAGAGATATTGGAACAGGATAAACTCATGGAGCAAGAAATTGCAGATGGTGTTATTGCTGATCCAAATGCACCAGTAGATCCTGAAACTGGATTACCTTTAGATGGTAGTATGGGAATGGATATGGGGCAACCAGTAGCTGAACCTGATTTAGAAGGGGAAACTATGGGTATAAAAGATCTACCTAAAGGTGGTGAAATTTAACCTACACTATCGATAGTGTATAAATACTATTTGACTGTTATTTTTATTAACTAAATACAATGCCTGAGAATGAGAAACCTGATATGGATGCTGTGCAATCTGAATTGATGGATATGATTACTAAGGATGAATCACCTTCACAAATTAGTGATCGTATTAAGGATATGCTTTTTGCAAAGTCAGCAGAAAGAATTGACGCATTTAAACCTGAAGTAGCCAATAGTTTATTTGGCGATCAAGAGGTTGAAGATGAAATTGAAGATGAGATTGATACTGAAACTGAAGCAGAGGCTGATGAGGAGGAATCTCCTGTAGCTGCTGAAACAGGTGCAGAATAATTTTATAAATAAACGTAAATGGACCTATTAGTATAATGGCACATAGACCAGTTGGAGCGGGACAATCTTTTGGAACAGCAGCAGTGGCATCAACGTCATCTGCTTTTAATGTTCAATCTAGTGTCTTGCGACTAGTAACTACAGATGCTCCTGCATTTGTTGCGATTGGAACTGATCCAGTTGCCAGTAACGCTGATTATTATATTCCTGCAAATACTTCTGCAACTCTTGCTTTAACTAAAGCATCTCAAAAAGTTCAGAGTATTACTAAAGGAAGCACTACATTAATTGATTGCCCAGAAGGAACAGCAATGCCCTTCAATATTGGTGATCGTGTAACATTGAATAATGCGAATGATACTAATTGGACAACCTTGATTAATGATACACAAGTAACTGCTGTCAATGTAACTGCTAATGTGGGTGGTTATTTTGGCACTAGGATAACAGTTGAAGCTAATACAAGTGGTATTAGCACTGCATTTTCTCATGTTGATGCAACTCTTATCAGATCTCAAAAAGTATCTGGTATTTCAACTGGTGGTTCTAAAGGTGCAGTTTATATACAACAAGTTCAAACAACTGGGGATGCCTGATGAAACTGATTAGAGAAGAAATCGAATCTGTTGAATTTCTCGTCGAACAAAAGAACGGCAAGAAGTCAATGTATATTGAAGGCGTTTTTCTACAGGGAAACATAAAGAACCGTAATGGTCGTATGTATCCTATGGAAACTCTTAGAAGAGAAGTGGGTCGCTATAGCGAAAACCACATTACTTCAGGAAGAGCACTTGGAGAACTTGGTCATCCAGAAGGCCCTACAGTTAATTTAGATAGGGTATCTCATAAAATAGTTTCTCTTAAAGAGAGTGGTTCTAACTTTGTTGGTAAGGCTAAAATTCTTAGCACACCAATGGGTAAGATTGCATCTTCACTGATTGAAGAAGGTGTTAAACTTGGCGTATCTTCTCGTGGTGTTGGTTCACTCCAGCAAACTAAAGAAGGTTATTCTGTCGTTGGTGAAGATTTCATGTTAGCAACTGCTGCTGATATCGTTGCCGATCCTTCAGCTCCTGATGCATTTGTATCTGGAATTATGGAAGGAAAAGACTGGGTTTGGGATGGTGGAATTCTGCGTGAGAGGTTCGCAGAGAAAACCTACAAGCACATTAATACATTAGTTGATCAAAAACAACTAGATGAGAAAAAGTTGAATTTATTTAACGATTTCTTATCAAATTTATAAAACTTCTAAATAAATATAGATTTTAATTACTCATAAGAATCGGAGTCGTACAAATGTCTCGTGGTAAAAAACAAGAAATGGAAGAGTCTGTGGCTAACCCTAGTGTAAGCCAGTCAAAGACTGCTGTGAACGCCAACGCCAAGCCTGGTGAACCAATGCCTAAATTAACTACTGGTGGCACTGCCCCTAGTTATGAAGATCTCGGAGGACCAACTCCAGAGAACTATAAGGTAGATGATGATTCAGCAAAGCTGAAAACACCTGGTGCATCACTTAAGCAAGTGAGCGATGTGGTCACTAACCGTAAAGGTAAAACTGCTAAGGAAGAGACAGAGGTTGCCGATGAGGTAATTGAAGAAACTACTGAGGAAGTTGTCGCAGTGGAGGAAACTGTGGAAGAAGAAACAGTTGAAGTTAACATCGAAGATGATGTTAATGCTCTATTAGGTGGCGAAGAACTCTCCGAAGAGTTTAGAGAAAAAGCAAAGCTTGTATTCGAGACCGCTTTGAATTCTAAAGTTGCCGAACTTCAAGAAGCTTTAGAAGCAAAATACCAAGAGACACTTGAAGAAAGTCTAGAAGCAGAAAAGTCTGCTCTTTCTGAGAGAGTTGATTCTTACCTTGAGTATGTTGCAGACGAGTGGTTCAACGAAAATGCCCTTGCAGTTGAGCAAGGACTTAAAACAGATATGACTGAATCATTCCTTAGTGGAATGCACAGTCTCTTTGAAGAACATTATGTATCAATCCCTGAAGATAAATATGATGTGCTGGAAAGCATGGTAGAAAAACTAGATGATATGGAGACCAAGCTCAATGAGCAAATAGAGAAGAACATCAGTTTAAACGGTAGACTCGGTGAGTCTGTTGCTGATGCAATCGTTTCTAGCGTTTCTGAAGGATTAGCGTCTACTCAGAAAGAAAAGCTCGCTTCACTTGCTGAAAGTGTAGAGTTTGAAAGTGAAGAATCTTATCGTGAAAAGTTGGAAACTTTGAAGGAATCTTATTTCACTTCACAAGTATCACCAACCGCTAAAACTGAGAACCTTTCAGAAGGTGTAGACAGTGCAGAAGGTGTGGAAGCACATTCAAATGCAATGGCTGCTTATCTGAAATCAATTTCAGCATTTAAGCAATCCTGATTTTAGTATTAATCAAACGTAAACTTATTAGGTAACCCTACAATGTTCCAATCAGAACAGTTGCAGGAAAAGTGGGCTCCGTTATTAAACTATGAAGGTCTTGATCCAATCAAAGACAATCATAGAAAGGCGGTAACCGCAGTTCTGCTAGAAAACCAAGAGAAATTTTTAAGAGAAGAACAAGCCTTCGGATCAGGTCTAAACCTGATGGAAGCAGTCCCAACTAACTCTGCAAACGCTGCAGGTGCTGGTGGTGGATTCGGTGGTAGTGCTACTGCCGCAGGCCCAGTTGCAGGTTTCGACCCTGTGCTGATCAGCTTGATTCGTCGTTCAATGCCTAACTTGGTGGCATACGATCTTGCTGGTGTTCAGCCAATGAGTGGTCCAACTGGACTAATCTTTGCAATGCGTTCACGTTACACATCACAGTCTGGAACAGAGACATTCTACAATGAAGTAGATACTGCGTTCTCAGGTCAAGATGCTGGTAACGATGAATCAGCTGGTATTACCGATGGTAACGCTGGTATGGGAACCACATCACAAAGTGGTGGTAACCCTGCTGTTCTAAACCCAGTTGCATCTGCGTCTACTCGTGGATACAATGTTGGTCAAGGAATGGTAACTGGAGACGCTGAGAATCTCAGTGGAACTGGTAATGATGCCTTCAACCAGATGGCATTCAGCATAGAGAAAGTAACAGTTACTGCGAAATCTCGTGCGTTGAAAGCTGAATACAGTTTAGAACTAGCACAAGACCTCAAAGCAATCCACGGATTGAATGCAGAGGCAGAACTTGCTAACATCCTCTCTACTGAGATCCTTGCGGAAATCAACAGAGAAGTTATCAGAACAATCTATAAGGTTTCTGAGCAAGGTGCTGTTCAAAACACTGCTACTGCTGGTGTATTCGACTTAGACATCGACTCAAACGGAAGATGGTCAGTTGAGAAGTTCAAGGGTCTTCTATTCCAAATAGAAAGAGACGCTAACGCTATTGCACAAAGAACTCGTCGTGGAAAGGGTAACATCATCCTTTGTTCTGCTGACGTTGCTTCTGCACTAACAATGGCTGGTGTTCTTGATTACACCCCTGCTCTTAACGCTAATCTTAACGTTGACGATACAGGTAACACTTTCGCAGGTGTGCTACAAGGTAAGTATAGAGTCTACATTGACCCTTATTCTGCTAACCTTACTGCTGCTAACGCTGCACCTACAGGTGGTAACCAGTATTACGTTGTTGGTTATAAGGGATCATCTCCTTATGACGCAGGAATATTCTACTGCCCTTACGTTCCACTACAGATGGTTCGTGCCGTGGGTGAGAACTCCTTCCAGCCAAAAATTGGATTTAAGACAAGATATGGTCTTGTTGCAAACCCATTCGCTGAAGGAACCACTCAAGGACTTGGTGGTCTTCAGGTTAACAGCAACCGCTACTATAGAAGAGTTGCAGTTAAGAACCTTATGTAAGAAGTCAATATCTTCTTTCAATCACAAAGGCACCTACGGGTGCCTTTTTTTTATGCTAAATAATATAGTTTTGTCAATAAATAAAATGACTGCACTGATTGACCCTAAAAAATATAGTGAGACCGTTGACCTATTGAGGTCATTTTTTTTGTCTAAAAATTTTCTTGAGGTTCATACTCAAAATCGTTTAAGTATACTTGCTGCTTGTGAAGATCCTGAGACAGTAGCAACATACAATTATAATGGTCAAGTATGGCCTTTACCACAGACAGGTCAGATGTGGTTAGAATATGAACTCCTTTCCAATCCTTCCGTAGAAGGATTTTTTTGTGTCTCAACTTCATATAGGGCAGAACCAAACCCTGTAGAAGGGAGACATGAAACCATCTTCCCAATGTTTGAATTTGAGATGAAGGGAGGTGTAGAAGAACTTAAACAAATGGAGATTGAATTATGCAAACATCTTGGATTACCTGATCTTACCATTAAAACTTATGGTGAGTGGAATAAGGAATTCAGAGCAGATGAACTGGATCATGTTCATGAGAGAGCAATTGGTTCTGGTATGATTACTGATTTCCCTGAGTTCACTTCTCCTTTCTGGAACATGGCAAGGAATGAAGATGACACCAGTAAAAAGATTGATGTTATCTTAGGTGGTATGGAAACCATAGGTAGTGCGGAACGCAGCACCGATAAGGAACAGATGCGTGAAACATTCCATACTATTTCTGATGGGCAATATGCTGAACTACTCTACAAATTATTTGGTAAGGAAAGAGTCGAGAAAGAACTTGAAGAGTTCTTAGAGTTCGACTTCTTCCCTAGAAGTGGTGGAGGAATCGGGATGCAACGTCTCATGTCAGCCCTTTCATAGGGCTTCCATTGTGAGGTGGCGAAACGGTAAACGCTCTAGTCTGTTTAACTAGTGTCTCTGGCGGGACTTGTAAGTTCGACTCTTACCCTCACAGTTTTAAAATAATATTTATAAATGATGGCAAATTATGAATAGTATGCTATAATATACAAGTCACAAGGCATCGCTACCTTTGACTGCTGCAAGTCCCTTTGGTGGTTTCAGACTTGGAGGCGATAGGAAATCACCATCTTTATATCATTTTTTATGCCAAAGATAACAGTAGTTGGTGGTGGTAATGCAGGATGTTTTACTGCGTTATATTGTGCATGGAAAGGTAAACAAACTAATTCAGAAGTAGAGTTAATATATAACCCAGAAATACCACCTGAAAAAGTAGGTCAAGCAACAGTATTAGAACCACCTGGTTTATTGTGGGCTACTACTGGATTTAATTGGTATAATAACAATATAAATGCCACAATGAAAAGTGGTATATTATATGAGGGTTGGGGTAAAGTTAATAAGAAAGTATTTGCACCTTTCCCTTCAGATAGTATGGCAATGCATTACTGCCCTTGGGAAATGCAAAAAAGTATTTTACAATCTGGTCATTTTAAAGTGACAGAAGGTGAGGTAGATCCTGAAGATGTAGATTCTGATTTTGTATTTGATTGTAGAGGTAAACCAAAAGATTTTTTAGAATACGAAGAATTAAAAAATCCAACTAATGCATGTATTCTAGGAAAACCAAAATGGAACACTGCAAAGAATCCTTGGAGTAGACATGTTGCAACTCCTGATGGATGGACATTTGTTATACCAACACATAAGAAATCACCATCACATCAATATTCAGTTGGATATTGTTATAACTCAGAGATAACACAAAAGGAAGTAGCAGAATATAATTTCTTAGAAATGTTTAATGTTGAAGTGACAAATCATATTGAATATAAAAATTATGTAGCAAAAGAACCAATTGTAGATGGAAGAATTTTTAAGAATGGGAATAGATTATTTTTTCTAGAACCATTAGAATCATCTTCCACTCAAGCATATCTTGAAATGGCTAGAGGAGTCTTTGATTATTATTTGCAAGAAAAATGCACTGCAGAGTATGTTGCACAAGATATTAAAAAATATATAAATGAACTTAAAAACTTTGTTCTATGGCATTATCAGTTTGGATCAAAATATGATACACCTTTCTGGGATTATGCAAATACATTTCATTTTGATGATCCAACCTTTGATAAGTTTTTAGGATATAGTAGTATATCAGATTGTATTCCTACAACAAAATATGGTGGTGGAACACAAGATAAGTTCTATGGTCAATGGCCACCATACTATTTCAAAGTATGGGATGAAGGGATGACAACGAAACTAAATACATAAAGGAGACCTGCGTTTTACTATCATGCTGTGTAAAGCCCGAAAGACTATTAAAGAATACCGTGAGTGGCAATTTAAAATGTATTCTCGTTGGGAAGATACATTAGAGATTAGACTTGCGGGAATTAAAGCTGCTAAAGCAAAACTCGAAGAACAAATGACTAGAGAAGAATAATGGCAACGAGAAAGTCACAAATAGAGAATAGGAATTTTTTAGCACCTGTAGGTTTTAAATTTAATCTGCAAAGATCACCTGGTGTTGCATATTTTTGTAATCAGGCAAATGTTCCTGATCTAAGTCTTGGTATTGTTGAACAACCAAACTACTTAAGAGATATTCCAACACCTGGAGATAAAGTTGAATTTGGTGATTTGAATTTAAGATTTTTGGTAGATGAAGATCTCACCAATTATATGGAAATTCAAAACTGGATAAGAGGATTAGGATTTCCAGAAAGCACAGAACAATTTGATAAATTTGAAAAATCTGGTACTGCTTCTTTACCAAAAACATTTAAGAATACTGGAGACCAAATATATTCTGATGGAACCTTGCAAATATTAAGTAGTAATATGGTTGCAAAGTTTAATGTTAAATTCAGTGAATTATGGCCATATTCATTGACAACTATGACATTCGATGCTACAGATACAGATATAGAATACTTTACAGCAGACGTATCTTTCAAGTATACTATGTACAATATAACTGACGTTCAGAACAATCCTTTATGAGTGTAAACCTTGAAGCAATTCAAGAGATGTGGGAAAAAGATGCAAAGATAGATCGAGATAATCTACACGAAGAATCATTGAATATCCCTTCTCTTCATGCAAAATACTTTGAATTATATAATACTATCTTTCTATTAAGAAAGAAAGCAGAACAACAAAGAAAGAACATCCGTCATGAACGGTATGAGTATTTTAGTGGAAAGTCAGATCCAGATGTTTATATAGAGAATCCATTCCCAAAGAAAATAAGAGATAAAGATACAATGCAAAAGTATCTCGATGCGGATGAGAAACTTGCAAACTCATCTCTTAAGATAGAATACTACGATACTATGCTTACATACATCGAAAGTATATTAAAGGTAGTTCAGAATAGAACATTTCAAATAAAAAATGCAATTGAGTTTATGAGATTCCAGTCTGGATTAGGGTAACTAAATACCTATAGATTTATGGGCTTATGTGATTGACACTTCAGCTAATGTTGTTATAGGTAAAATGAATGAAGTGTTCTTGCAGATTAATGCAGAACCTCATATTCAGTATGAACTACGTGACCACTTCACCTTTCAGGTGGAGGGAGCAAAGTTTATGCCTCAGTATAGAAAGAGGAACTGGAATGGGGAGATACATTTATTTGACTTAAGAACAAAAAGAATTTACATAGGGTTATTAGATAAGATTGTTTCGTTTTGTGAAAGAAGAGATTATACTTATAAGTTTGTAGATAATGATTACTATGGTGCTCCCTTTGAAATTAATGATGGGATATCATATGAAGGTGTTAAGGATTATATGAGTGCCATATGCTCTCATTCTCCAAGGAAGTATCAAATAGAGGGAGTATATGATGCTCTAAAACATAACAGAAAGCTGTTAATATCACCAACTGCTTCAGGCAAATCTTTGATGATTTACGCTCTTGTAAGATATTACGTTGATAAACATCAAAAAATTCTCTTAGTTGTTCCAACGACATCCCTTGTAGAACAGATGTATAAGGATTTTGAAGATTATGGTTGGAATGCGGATTCATATTGTCACCGAATATATGCGGGCAAGGAAAAAACAAATGAATTTCCTGTTACTATTACCACATGGCAATCTGTTCATAAACTAGATCGTTCATTCTTTACAGATTATGATGTAGTAATAGGTGATGAGGCTCACTTATTTAAGAGTAAGTCATTAGTATCTATAATGACAAAGTTAGAACATGCTAAGTATCGTTACGGATTTACAGGAACTTTAGATGGAACACAGACTCATAAATGGGTATTAGAAGGATTATTTGGCCCTGCATATAAAGTAACTAAAACTGAAGAATTGATGAGACAAGGGCATCTATCAAAGTTAGATATTCAATGTTTAGTATTAAAACATCCTTCGCAAAAATTTGATACTTATGAAGATGAAATACAATATCTTATTACACATGAACAAAGGAATAAGTTTATAACAAATTTGACATTAGATTTAAATGGAAATAGTCTTGTATTGTATAGTAGAGTAGAAACCCACGGTGCGATACTATATGATTTAATAAATACTAATAAGCGAGGTGATAGAAAGGTCTTCTTCATTCATGGTGGAGTAGATACTGAAGAAAGAGAATTGGTTCGGGAAATTACGGAGCAGGAAAAAAATGCAATCATCGTCGCTTCCTATGGTACTTTCAGTACAGGGATTAATATTAAGAACCTCCATAATATTATATTCGCCTCTCCTTCGAAGTCAAGGATTCGAAATCTCCAATCAATTGGTCGAGTTCTCAGAAAAGGATCAAACAAGGTTAAAGCCATTCTATACGATATTGCCGACGATTGTTCTCAAAAATCTAGAAAGAACTACACCTTAAACCATCTCATAGAAAGAATTAAAATCTACAATGAAGAAAATTTTAATTATGAGATAATTACAATTCAATTAAAAAAATAATTATGGAAGACGATTTTTACGCAACAATTAAATTTAAAAATGGTGAAGAAATCTTTGCCAAGGTAGCAGCATCAGAAGAAGATGATCGTACGATGCTAGTAATATCTCATCCCATAACAACAGTTGAAATAAAGCAAAGAGGTCAGATGGTTGGATATAAAGTAGAACCTTGGTTAAAGACGACTAAAGATGATATGTTTATTATTAATATGGATAATGTTCTTACAATGTCTGAATCATCAGATATTCATATGATTAATATGTTCCAACAATTTGTTCAAGATTCTGCAAGAGATAAAAGAGGTCAACCTAAACTAAGTAGAAAGATGGGTTATATTTCATCTGTTAATGATGCCAAAGATATTTTAGAAAAATTATATAGATCTAGTCCAAAAAAAGAAAGTAGCTAAGTCTTTCTCTTCAACCCTAACAGAGTTATTCTAATGGTGAAATGAAAACTTGTCAACTGTATGTGGAAGTGTTATAATATCTACATAATAGTGATAATGACTTATGGCAATAATTAGACCTATGGCTAAACGAAAAAGGTCGGAGCACTATGTTAACAACAAAGAGTTCCTTGCGGCTTTAATTAGATATCAAGAAGATATTGAAATTGCTAGATTGCAAGATAAACCCAAACCTGTTATCCCTCGTTACATAGGTGATTGTTTTTTAAAGATTGCAAATCATTTATCATTTAAGCCAAACTTTGTAAACTACATGTTCAAGGAGGACATGATCTCTGATGGAATCGAAAATTGCGTTCAATACATACATAATTTTAATCCTGAGAAATCCAAAAATCCTTTTGCTTACTTTACTCAGATCATACATTATGCATTTCTCCGCAGAATACAAAGAGAGAAACGTCAGTTAGAAATTAAGAATAAGATACTTGAAAGATCAGGTTTCGATGAAGTTTTTCATGGTGACAAGGTTGACGGAGGAGACACTTCAGACTATAATCAAATCAAAGATGCTGTACACTCTAAGTTGAGATATTAATGGCCTTTGATGATGATGTGAAGATCACTATCAATCTTAATAAGTTGGTAGAAGCAAGAGCAAAACTCTTAACTCAGTATGAAGATTACTCAAAGGCAGTAGCAACTGGTGAGTATCTTGATGAAAATGATGTTGATCGAATTGCAGTTCAGCTAAGAGAAACACTTACTTGGGATGCACTTTACTTTATGGTAGATGGTGCGATACTAGATTATATGGGTTTACATAATCCAGAGAAACCTCATTATGGTGAGAGGAGTATTGAAACCATTGAACTAACAATGGAAAAGGAAAAGAAAGAAAGAGAAAAGGAGTTTAAGAAGAATTTTGATATGGTTGATTTAGTATCATCATCATGGACAATCCAAGTACCAGTGAGGAAAAAATGAGATTGACTCAAAAAGTAATTGATCAAATTCAATTAGCAATGACTCACACTAAAATGAATGGTGAAACCAATTGGAAGGATGGTGATGAGATAGATGTGTGTCTTGGTGGCACATTTGCAGGTGATAAATTTATTTCAATAATAAACAGAACACGTAGCAACACTACTAAAAAATGAGATTTAAAGCACTCGTTCATGTCAGGTTGAGAGGATCTGTATCAGATGCTGCTGGTAATGCAGTGATGAATAATGTCAAAAGAATTGCCCCACAACTAGAACCTCATTTGTTGAGGATAGGTAAAGCAATAGATTTTTGGTTTGATGCAGAGACTGAAGAGATAGCAAGAGAACAAATGGATCTGCTGTCTGATAGGATGCTTGCTAATACTGTGATAGAAGATTGGGAATATAAACTAGAAGAAACTGAAGAGACTGGAATAGGAAACATATCAAATGATAATGCAGGAACATCAAAACATGCATTGTTTGAAGCATGAAAATCGCTATCATTACCGACCAACATTTTGGTGCGAGGAAAAATTCAAAACATTTTCACGATTACTTTTTAAAGTTTTATAATGATATATTCTTTCCTACTTTAGAGAAGGAAGGTATTACTACCGTTGTTGATATGGGAGACACCTTTGATAGTAGAAAGGGTGTTGATTTTTCATGTCTAGGGTGGGCAAAGGTTAATTACTTTGACAGACTACGTGATATGGGGTGCAATCTTCATACGATTGTTGGTAATCATACTGCATATTATAAGAATACAAATGAAGTAAATGCAATAGATTTATTGTTGCGTGAATATGATAATATTAAAATATATTCAGAAGCAACAGAAATTAAAATTGATAAACTAAATGTATTACTAGTTCCTTGGATCAATAATGAAAATAAAGAAAGCACTCTTAAACTTCTTAAAAAGACAAATTGTAGAGTCACGATGGGGCACCTTGAGTTCAAAGGATTTAGAATTCATAGAGGCTACGTCATGGAACAAGGTACGGATTGCAACCTCTTTAAGAAGTTTGAAAGAGTCTTCTCAGGCCACTACCACACAAGATCAAGTCAAGAAAACATCCACTACTTAGGTAATCCCTATGAGATGTATTGGAATGACTTGGAAGATACTCGTGGATTTAATATCTTTGATACAGAAACTTTAGAACATACTCCTATTAATAATCCTTATAGGATGTTCTATACTATCTATTATAACGATCACAACTATCAAACATTTGATACTCGTGAATTGGAGAATAAAATCGTAAAGGTTATTGTTCGTAAGAAGAGTAGCCCTAAGAAATTTGAAAAATTCATCGATAAGTTGTATAATAGTAATGTGCATGAACTTAAGGTAGTTGAAAATTTCCAACTACAAGAGAGTGAGGATTTTGAGGCTTTTGAGTCTGAAGATACACTCTCAATCTTGAATAGGTATGTAGAAGAATCTGAGATCAATCTTGATAAGTCGAGAGTTCAAGAGATGCTTCAAACAGTCTATCAAGAAGCATGTGAGTTAGTCTGATGTTTATTCTGACAATTCATGGAAAAGAAAATGAGGGTGCATATTCTGTTGAAGATGATGATGGTAATCACATCTTATATCTTTTTCAAGAAGAAGATGATGCCACTCGTTATGCTATGCAGTTAGAAGATAATAACTATCCAGAAATGCACGTTATTGAAGTTGAACCTGATATGATGATTGGAGTGTGTGAACAACACGGTTATGAATATACCGTTATCACTCCCAATGATATTGTAATTCCTCCAAACACTAAACATGATTTTATTTGAAAATATCAAATGGAAGAATTTTCTTTCCACTGGTAATCAATATTCTGAAATTAACCTTAAAGGAACTTCTACTACTTTAATTGTTGGTAACAATGGTAGTGGTAAGAGTACTGTATTGGATGCACTTACCTTTAGTTTATTTGGTAAACCATTTCGTAAGATCAATAAAAGTCAGTTAGTTAATTCTACTAACGAAAAGGATTGTAGTGTAGAGGTAGATTTTTCTATTGGAACAATTAAATGGAAAGTAATAAGAGGAATAAAACCAAATGTATTTGAGATTTATAGAGACGATACTTTATTAGATCAATCATCATCTGCTAATGATCAGCAGAAGTGGTTAGAGCAGAATGTATTGAAGATGAACTATAAATCTTTTACTCAGATTGTAGTTCTTGGTAGTAGCACTTTTGTTCCTTTCATGCAATTGAGTGCTACAAATCGTAGAGAGGTTATTGAGGATTTACTTGATATTAAAATATTCTCTTCAATGAATAATATTATTAGAGATAAGATACGTGTAGTTAAAGATGATGTTAGAACTTTAGAATTAAAGAAAGAATCTCTTAATGATAAAGTTGATATGCAAGAGAAGTTTATGGAAGAGATTGAATCTCGTGGTAAAGAACGGATTAAAGATAAGAATGATAAAATTAAAATACTTGGATCTGAAATTGATACTAATATTGAGAAGAATCAACTTATACAAACTGACGTTGATGACCTTACAAAGGAACAACAAGAAGTAATGGGTGCAGGAGAAAAGTTAGTAGAACTTAATAATTACAGAGGTAAGATATCACAAAAGGTAGCGTCTATTACTAAAGAACATAAGTTCTTCACACAAAATACAGTTTGCCCTACCTGCACACAATCTATAGATGAAGACTTTAGAATAAATAAAATCGACGACGCTCAAACTAGAGCTAAGGAGTTGCAATCTGGTTATGATAAACTAGAAGAAGCAATTAAAACGGAACAAGAGCGAGAGCGTCAATTTACAAACTTATCAAAGGAGATCACTAAACTCACGCATGGCATTTCTAAAAACAATACAACTGTATCTGCTTGCCAGAGACAGGTCAGAGAACTGGAATCTGAAATTCAAACACTTACCAGTCAACTTGAAAACAGAAATACTGAGCATGACAAGTTAGAAACATTCAAGGAGAATCTCCAGGAGACCTATGACAATTTAGTCTCACATAAAGACAAAATCAAATATTACAATTTCACATACGGTCTATTGAAAGATGGAGGAGTTAAGACTAAAATCATCAAGAAGTATTTACCGTTGATAAATCAACAAGTAAACCGTTATCTACAGATGATGGATTTCTACATAAACTTTACACTTGATGAGGAGTTTAACGAAACTATTCAATCCCCAATACATGAGGATTTTTCTTATGCATCGTTTAGTGAAGGTGAAAAGCAAAGAATTGATTTAGCACTTCTCTTCACTTGGAGGGAAGTGGCTAAGTTTAAGAATTCAGTCTCAACCAACTTAATGATATTGGATGAAGTGTTCGATAGTTCATTAGATGGTCAAGGAACTGAGGAATTTTTAAAGATTATCCGATATGTAATAAAAGATGCTAATATCTTTATCATATCTCATAAAACTGGATTAGAAGATAAATTTGAAGATCACATTCGATTTGAAAAACTTAAAGGATTTAGCAGGATGGTATCATGATTGGAATTGTTGGTAATGGCTTTGTAGGTAATGCAGTATATCAAAACCTACGTGATAAAGTAGAATGTAAGGTCTATGATGTTGATAAAAATAGATCTCTTAATACATTAGGGGAAGTTATCCTTCAAGATTTTATTTTTGTTTGTCTTCCTACTCCTATGAGAGAAGGAGGGGAATGTGATTTATCAATACTGGATAATTTCTTTGATAATTTACCAGAGAATGTGATAGGAACTTTTGTAATTAAATCTACTGTTCCTGTTGGAACTACTAAGAAGTATTCTGAAAGGCATAATGTAATTCATAATCCAGAGTTTCTGACTGCAAGAAATGCTATAGCAGATTTTGCTAAATCTGAGAGGAATATTGTTGGTGGTGATATGGAATTGTGTTCTGAGTTTGTTACTTTCTTTGATCAGCATTTTTCACACATCCCAAGTTTCATTACAACTTCTGATGAGAGTGAAGCAATTAAATATTTCTCGAACACCTTCCTTGCATATAAGGTAGCATATTTTAATAAGATATATGACTTATGCCAAGCAGTTGGAATGGATTATGATACAGTTTGTGAGGGAGTAACTGCAGATAGTAGAATAGGTAAATCCCATACCAAGGTTCCTGGTATAGATAATGATAGGGGATTTGGTGGAACGTGTTTCCCTAAAGACCTTAACTCCTTGATTGTTCAGATGGAATCTCATGGGGTAAATGCTGACATGCTAAAAGAAGTATGGCAGTATAATAAACAAATTAGAAAAGTTATTGATTGGCCAGTGACATGAAAGTATTAGTAACAGGGCATAGAGGTTTTATTGGTCGGTATGTATTTGCCGACTGGAGAAAGGAACTTGGATATCAAGTTCATGGTTTGGATCATCCAGACGATGTGGGTGATTTTAATATTAGTGGTAAGATGGAATCAGGTGATTATGATCTTGTAGTTCATCTCGCAGCATGGGCAGACATTCGTGAGAGTCTTGAGAAACCTGAAGAGTATTATGAGAACAATGTAGTAAAGACAAAACGATTGTTTGATTGGTGTAGAGACACTAATACAAGACTTTTATATGCTTCTTCCAGTGCCGTAGATGGTGCGTATTGGAATAATCCTTATGCAATGAGTAAATGGATCAATGAACAAATGGCACCCCCTAACAGCGTAGGAATGAGGTTTACAACGGTTTATGGCCCTGATAGTCGGGATAATATGATGTATGGTATGTTAAAGGAAGGAACTGCACCATATGTGACAAACCATAAAAGAGACTGGATTCATGTAAAGGATGTTTGTCGTGCTATCAGGTATCTTGCTCCTAGCACTATATGTGGCCCTGTTCCAGTTGGATATGGAGAATCTATTCCAGTAAGAAAATTGGCAGAAGCATTTGGTAGAGGTGATCTACCAGTTAAGGATTATACTCCTGGTGAGGTGGATGATAATGTGGCAGATATTTCTATTATAGCTAGCACTGGATGGATGCCAATGATAAATATTCTGGATACCGTAAAATCAGATGATTAGTAGTTGCGTTCAGCAAGGAAGCAATCCAGCAGTATTAAACCCAGTTGACACTGCTGACCCTAATGCGTATACTGTCTGTGGAGGTATGACAACGGGTGAATCCGAACAGTGGGGTAACGAAGATGAAAGTTCCTAATTGGCAACATCATAGTAAGAAGGAGAGTAAAAGAACTCTCAAACCACAGGCATTGCGTCAAGCAAAGCAAAAGTTACAAAATGTTAAGATGCGTTACATGACCTCCAAGAAGCGGAGGTCTTCTAGTATTATGGGTATATCAGACGAAAACAAACATGGCAGTTCAGCAAGAAATCAAGTCACAACTAGCAAAGTTGCTTGCTACTGAAGATCTAGTAGTAGAGCATAAGCAATGTGAGACAGCACAATTCAATGTTCATACTCGTGTGTTAACTCTTCCTATGTGGGAGAAAGCAAGTGATAGAGTATATGATATGCTTGTAAGTCATGAGGTTGGTCACGCACTCTTTACACCTGATCAAGATCCTCCAAAAGATATTCCACATGATATTGTAAATGTATGCGAGGATGCAAGAATTGAGAAATTGATGAAGCGTAAGTATATGGGAATTGCCAAGACCTTTTATAGAGGTTATACTGAACTTAGTGATAAAGATTTTTTTCAAATAGAAAATGAAGATATTGATACTTTTAATCTTGCTGATCGGATTAATCTATATTACAAGATTGGTTCGTTCGTTGATATACCTTTTACAACTAGTGAAAAGGAGATTGTCGATTTAGTTGGATCTGCTGAGACTTTTGAAGATATGGAAAATGCTGCAAGAGTAGTATATCAATATTGTATGCAAGAGCAAGAAAGTGAAAAGGAACATATGGATGAAGCAGAGGAGCAGATGGAAATGGAAATGGAATCAAAAGCTCCTGATTTGGGTGAGGATACTACTGAGTATGAGGATCAAGAAGGTGAAGAAACTGAATCTGATAAGAAACCATCACAGTCAATTGACATGGAGAATGGTAGCACCCATAGCGATCAGATACCTGAGTTTCCTAAAGATATAGAAGTTCAAACAGCAGAATCTTTAGAGGAAAGATTGAAGGATTTAGTAAATACTCAAGGGCATGAAAATGTTTATACTGAATTGCCAAAAGTAAATCTTGATACTATAATTGCTAAGAACTCTGAGGTTCATGCTGAGATTGATGAATACTATAATGCTAGAGCAGCAGAGTGGGATAAAGATGAACATCGTTTAGAAACAGATGTATTTCCAAAAGGAATATTTGATTTTGTAGATTCAGACTTTAATAAATTTAAAAGAGATGCACAAAAAGAAGTCAATTATCTTGTCAAAGAGTTTGAATCTCGTAAGGCAGCTTCGAGTTATGCTCGTGCTGCTACTAGTCGCACTGGGGTTCTCGATACAGCGAAGCTTCATACTTACAGATATAACGAGGATCTCTTTAAGAAGATAACTGTATTACCTGATGGTAAAAATCATGGATTGGTCTTTATATTAGATTGGTCTGGTTCTATGAATAGAGTTATGCTTGATACTATTAAGCAACTTTATAACCTAGTTTGGTTCTGTAGAAAAGTTTCTATACCATTTGAAGTTTATGCATTTAGTAATGAATGGTATAGTAGTCAAGAATATTATGGTAGGGATTCTGAGTTATTTAAAGAAAGGGTAGAACATTATGAAGGAAAAGAGGGTCATCTTCATGTAGATAATAAATTTGCTTTAATGAATATGCTTACTAGTAAGGTAAATTCAAAAACATTAGAACATCAAATGATTAATGTTTGGAGACTTGCTACATCTTTTGGTTCATGTATGAGGTATAGTGGTTATACTACGACTTTTTATAATTTTCCTCGTAGATTATCTTTATCTGGAACTCCTTTGAATGAGAGTCTAGTTGCACTACACCAGATTCTTCCTCATTTTCAAAAACAAAATAAAGTTGAAAAGGTTCAATGTATTATTCTTACTGATGGTGAGGCCTATCAATTACCATATCGTGTTAATGTAAAACGTCATTGGGAAAATGATGAGTTTCTAGGATGCAGAAACTGTAATGGTGAACATTCATTCTTGAGAGATCGTAGTGTTGGTAAAACCTATAGGTTTGGATGGAGTTATCATGAATTTACAGATGCTTTACTTAAAAATCTTAAGGATAAATTTCCTACAGTTAACTTCATTGGTATTCGTGTTATAGAAAAAAGAGATGCTTTAAGATTTGCTAGAATGTATCATATGGAGTATACTGATGATTATTCTAAAATAGAAAGAGATTGGAAGAAACAAAAAAGTTTCACAATCACTAAGTCTGGATATGATGCATATTTTGCACTTTCTTCTGATAACCTTGCAGATGATGCTGAGTTTGAAGTTCAAGAAGATGCAACTAAAGCACAAATCAAAAGAGCATTTGCTAAATCTCTTAAGACTAAAAAACTAAACAAGAAAGTTCTTGGAGAATTCATTTCACTGGTGGCTTAATTATGACTAAAGAATACATTAAAGAAATCCCTAATTGGGAAAAGCAGTATCTTGATACTATGAAGGGTAAGTTATCTAAGCAACAAATAGAGTTGCTTGAGGGTAGGGATATTAAATCCCATGAAGGTATGATCTATGGTCAGATGTATGTTGATTGGAAGAGGAGTAAAGATGAGAATGAATGATCAAACTAAACTAGTATTTGCTCTAGAACATGTAGCACATCTACATGATTTGATTGAAGGTAATGAGTGGGAATCTTATTTGGTTGGTAATTTACGCACAATAGAATATGAACTTGAACGTCAATTATCCTTACTTCAATATGAGAGAAGGAACATAAAGAAAAAGTTAAATGATTAAATATTTAACGAAATAGAAGATAATTTATATTATGGTATTGTTTATTTGAAAATTATGTACATTGTATACGAAGAACACATCGAACTTTTAGAAAAAGAAAACAAAGAACTTGAAAAGGAAGTTCACCTTCTCCGTAGAAGGTTGGAATATTATAAGGGTTCTCCAAGAAATGGGGAAAGGAAATGAGTGGAGATTGTAGAGAACAACCAGTTATTTTTTATAGTGAGGAAATGACTAAATCAAAGATGATTCTTTTATTACAGAACGGAGTTAGATTTAAGAAATTTGAATATCTATTAGAAGATGAAGAAGAATAAATAAGTTTAGGAATTGTCGCAAAGCATGAAGACCTATAAAGAGTTTATACAAGAGAGTAGTCTCTCTAGAATAAAAAGTAAGTCTGATAAGAGTGGGATAGCAACTCTCTCGGCTGATCGTGGTAACAAATCAAGAAAAGATAATCAAGCAAGATCAAAGCAATTACAAAAAGATATTCGTGGTAAATTTGGTAGAGGGCCTACTAAAGTAAAAGGATCTTATTTAGAAAAAGATAAGGAGACTGGAAAGGAAAGAAAAGTAAAAGAGAAAAGTTATGCAATAGATCGTGGTAAGATGAGTAAGAAGAAGTTTAAGAAAGAGGTCAAGAAACTAGGTAAGAAGTATGGTCAGGATTCTGTCTTGACACAAACTAAAAAAACTGCTACACTCCATAGAACCAGGAAAGGAGGTTTAGAAAAGAAAGGAGAAAATGTGGGTAGGTTCAAACCTCAAGGTAAAAACCCATATGGGCAATCTCAAATTAAAGGAAAAACTTTCTCATACGGAGATTAAATGACAAAACTTTATGATGACTCCAATTGGAGAGAAGAATACAAAGCATACACAAGTAGCAAGACGCAACTTGAGTTGTTAGAGAATGGGCCTAAACAACTTGCTCAAGCATGGATCTTGGGTGCAATGTATAATAAATGGAAAAAGATGAAGGGATATGATAAATTGGATCCAAAGGAGAATGAGGGTCAATTGCAATCATCCATGAAAGAGTGGGAAGCAAGTGTTAAGAAATATCAACATTAGGTGACAAAGGGTTTAAAGGTGGTTCCAATGCTCTATAATATGTGTATTGAAACAAAATTACATTATGTTCGAAATCAAAATGACCGAAGATCAAGTTTTTGAAGGATTGAAAGAAAACTTTGGTATAGAGTTTACCGCAGCTGATATTCGTGCTTTTTGTGCCATGAACGATATTGGTTATTCAACTGTCACTAAGAAGATTAAAAAATATAAGGTGGGTAAAGGTAAGTGGAATCTTGAAGTAACTACAAAAGCAGTGGAGAATATTGAGAAGTCATTTAAAGCACCTTCTGTAGAACCATCAGTAGAACAGAATTTAGTTCCTGATAAGGATGATACATTTGTTCCATTCGGGCCTTTTGTAGATATTAAATCTGTAATTAAATCTAAACAATTCTATCCTACATTTATTACAGGTCTTTCGGGTAACGGTAAAACCTTTAGTGTAGAGCAAGCATGTGCTCAGTTGAAGAGAGAACTTATTCGGGTAAATATTACAATCGAAACAGATGAAGACGATCTTATTGGCGGTTTCCGTCTTGTTGATGGTGCCACAGTATGGCACAATGGCCCAGTCATTGAAGCACTCGAACGAGGAGCTATCTTGCTCCTTGATGAAATCGACCTCGCATCCAACAAAATTCTCTGCCTTCAAAGCGTACTTGAGGGATCTGGAGTTTTCCTTAAAAAAATTGGAAAATTCGTTAGACCAAGAGCAGGATTCAACGTCATTGCAACAGCAAATACTAAGGGTAAAGGTTCAGACGACGGAAGATTCATTGGAACTAACGTGCTTAATGAAGCCTTCCTTGAAAGATTCCCAGTAACATTTGAACAACAGTATCCTTCTCCTAAGACTGAGCAAAGAATTCTTGGTAAGGTTGCTGCTACTCATGGTGTTACGGATATCAATTTCCTACAACGTCTTGTAGATTGGGGTGACATCATTCGTAAAACATTCTATGATGGTGGTATCGAAGAGATCATCAGCACTCGTAGATTGGTTCATATTGTTAGAGCATATAGTATCTTTAATGATAAAGCGAAAGCAATCTCTGTATGTGTGAATCGTTTTGATGATGAAACAAAGCAATCTTTCTTGGAACTATATGACAAGGTAGATGCTGATTTTGAATTTGACAAAGCAGAAGAGAGTGCCTACAATGACTAATGCATGGGCTTTAGCAGCATCTATTTTAGATGGAACATTTGATGAGGATTATCCTATTATGAAAAAACCTGATACTGGTCAATCGTTTAAAGTAGAAGGGGATGATATTAAACATTCCCCTTACTACTATGATTATAAGAGAAATGACCCTGATGCAGAGAATCCATTTACAGATGCTTTTGATCATATGATGGCAGAAGCTGTGGTTAATGGAACTCCTTATCCACAATCTTACTTATCAGATAATGATGATCAAATTGCACATCATATACCATCTACATCTTATGAAGAATTAAATCTAAATATACATGCAAATTCACCATACAATAGTGGATACGAACAAGATTTCTATAAGGAGGAACTTACAAAAATGTCAGACAGCAGGAATAAGTATCATGAAGAGGAGATACTTAAAGATGTAGAGGAGTATGTATCACGTACTTACAATGGGCATTACACAGGCACTAAACATGAGTATCGTAATGTTCAGACAATAGACTTGATGGCATCAAGAGATCTTGCATCTGATTTCTGTCAAGCAAACATACTTAAGTATGGTAGTAGGTATGGAAGTAAGGATGGAAAGAATAAGAAAGACTTGCTGAAAGTAATACATTATGCTATGCTATTGTTACACTTTGATGAGCATTACGGAAAACCATCTATGACCAGTGGAAACATTGATCACAACATGCCTTAATAATGAAACTGAGACCCCACACTATGAAATTATCGGATAAAACACTGACCTTATTGAAGAATTTTTCAACAATCAATCAATCAATTCTTTTTAAGGAAGGTAGTTCTTTGAGAACGATTTCTGTCATGAAGAACATATTGGCAGAGGCAGAGATTGATGAGGAGATACCTAAAGATTTTGGTATCTATGATTTGAATCAGTTTCTAAATGGTCTTGCACTTCATCAAAAACCAGAACTTGACTTTCAAGATGATAGTTATGTTATTATCAAAGAAGGTAGATCTCGTTCTAAGTATTTCTTTGCTGATCCAAAAGTTATTGTTACTCCACCAGAAAAGGAAATTACACTTCCTGATGAGACTGTCAGTTTTGAGTTGAGCACATCTCAATTAGATAAGTTATTGAAGGCAGCAGCAATTTATCAATTACCTGATCTATGTGTAGTTGGTGGTGATGGTGTTGTTAAGGTCTTAGTTCGTGATAAGAAGAATGATACTTCGAATGATTTTTCTGTTATAGTTGGTGAGACTGATTCAACATTCTCATTTAATTTTAAAGTAGAGAACATTAAGATTGTTCCTGGTACATATGATATCGTTGTGTCACAAAAATTACTGTCACGATTTACTTGTCAAAATTACGCATTGAAGTATTATATAGCTCTAGAGCCTGATTCAACATTTGAATGAACATCTTTGTAACAGATCCATCACCAATCTTGTCTGCACAATGTTTACCTGATAAGCATGTAGTTAAGATGCCATTAGAAACATGTCAAATGCTTTCTATTGTTTGTTCTGACAAGTGGGGTCATGGGTATGGTGAGTTACATAAAAAAGATGGTAGTAAATACAGCACTGATAAGGGTGCTTTTCGTAATCACCCTTGCACAGTATGGGTAAACGAATCTATCATAAACACATGGTGGTTAGTTTCTCATGGTATGGCTTTATGTCAAGAGTATACACATCGGTATGGTAAAGTTCATAGTTGTGAAAAAACTATATTAGAAGCAGGTAGTATTATTCCTCTTCGACCACCAACATTACCAAAATCATTTACACGAGCGATGCCCGATGAATATAAACATGACACAAGCATTGACACTTTTACTGCTTACAAGAATTACATTGGGAGCAAACCTTGGGTTGCATCTAATTATCTTCGTGACCCATCCAGAAAACCGAATTGGGTATGACTAAATTATGGAGGATATGGAAGTATGCATTGGGTTCGTTCTCTGATGAACAGACCAAGAGGTATGATAATATTGTACTCATTGTTCGATCTGGCATCTTCCTTACTTATCTTATCACTAATTGTTTTATCGTTGCAGGAGTAATCCGACACTGGAATTAATTATGAGTAAAAAAATCCCTTTAGATGAATACATGTCAAGTGACATCTGGAAGTATAATGTTGCTGAACCAGAATATAAACGTGGGAGTAGGCATAATAAAATAGGCATGTGGATTATGTTTATTTTCTATGGTATTGTTCTTGTGCAAGTTATACATGCCATGACGGTCTTGCCATTTTTTCCTATTCCATTTACAATCCTATTAGGGTTGGGATTTATTTACTATGTGGCCTGGAGGGCATCTTGAATGAGTGACTTTATATGGGTTGAAAAATACAGACCCCAAACAATTGATGAATGTATTCTTCCTGAGAATATAAAGAAAACCTTTAGAGATTTTCTAAATAAAGGTGAGATACCTAATATGCTATTGTCTGGCCCACCAGGTGTAGGAAAGACAACAGTGGCAAAGGCACTCTGCAATGAATTGGGAGTAGACTATTATGTCATTAATGGCTCGGATGAAGGCAGGTTTCTTGACACTGTTAGGAATAACGCCAAGAACTTCGCATCTACAGTCTCTCTTAGCAGCGAGTCGAAGCATAAGGTCATCATCATCGATGAAGCAGACAATACCACTTCCGACGTACAGCTCCTCCTTAGAGCGTCTATTGAGGAGTTCTCAGGGAACTGTAGATTCATTTTCACTTGCAACTACAAAAATAAAATCATTGAACCCCTCCATTCGAGATGTGCTGTGGTGGAGTTTGGTATTAAGGGTAAGCATAAACAAGAGATTGCGGTAACATTTTTTAAAAGACTTCAATATATACTAGATGCTGAAAAGGTTTCGTATGATGGAAAAGTTCTTGCAGAAATTATTAACAAACATTTTCCAGATTGGAGAAGAGTTCTCAACGAATGTCAAAGGTATTCGGTTGGTGGAAAAATTGACTCTGGTATTCTTGCATCTTTCTCAGACGTATCTGTAAATGATCTCATTAAAAACCTTAAAGAAAAGAACTTTGCGGAAGTTCGTAAATGGGTCGTTAGTAATTTGGATAATGATTCTAGTGTATTACTGCGTCGCATTTACGATAGTCTTTACGAATCCTTGGTCAATAGCTCTATTCCTGCTGCCGTTCTTATTATTGCAAAATATCAATACCAAATAGCATTTGTTGCAGATCAAGAAATTAATATGTTAGCATGTCTTACAGAGATAATGGTTGAGTGTAACTTCAAATGAATACTAAAGTAATAGCTAGTGCTAAAACTCGTGATCCCTATCCAGTTTATAAGTTTTATAATGAACCTAAAGATTGGTCTTGTAATGGAACTGTAAAGATTTCTTGCAAAGATGGTAGGGTTGATGTTACAATATTTGAAAAGGATTCTATCAAGGTTCATCGTTTAGAAGTTTATTCAGATGATGGCCCTGTTGGTGCAAGACTTACTGAACAATTTGAACATCCAGCATGACAAAAATAACAAAGAAACAAAGGCATCAAGTTAAATCTAGATGGTATTATATCTTCTGGGGTACTGCCACTGTAGCAGTTGTTGCTGGTCAGGTATTTGTTGGAAGTGGTTTCCGTAGAATGTCTGAGAGTCTTGATAGCGTGTTAGATGCTCCTATAAAGATGCATATAGGTATTCCCACCAATCCTTGGGATGATCACCCTATGTTAATAAAATGATAATAAGTGAAGCAGATGCTACATGGGCTGCTGATGAATTTATTGATTACTTTGGAAACTTTACATCCATTGAAGATTATCTTCGATATGTAAAGAAAGAATTAGTTGCACAAACAAGTCAACTTACTCCTTTACATGATGAGTTCTTTAATGAAGATATTCATCCAGAGGAGATGGAGTTTGATGTTAAATTTATTGGGAATAGATTTGAACAATCTCTTCCTCAAGAACATTATAATAATCTATTAGCAGCAGTATCTTCTCACAATAATGAAAGCAATATACCTGGTAGAGAATTGCGTTGGATGGTGTATGAGAAAAGAACACAAAGGATTGTAGGGTTTATAAGATTTGGTTCACCAACTATCAATTCAAAACCAAGAAATTTATGGTTAGGTAAACCACCTAATCTTTCTGTGTTTAATCGTCATGCTGCAATGGGATTTGTAATAGTTCCATCTCAACCTTTCGGTTACAACTATCTTGGTGGTAAGTTACTTGCATTGATGTGTGTATCTCATTTTGCAAGAGAAACTTTGAATAGAGTATTTGAAAAGGATATTGCTTTATTTGAGACTACATCATTATATGGATCTACTACATCAGCATCACAGTATGATGGATTAAAACCTTTCTTCAGATATAAAGGATTGACTGAGAGTAAGTTTCTTCCTTTACTTCATGATGAGGTATTTCATCGTCTTCATAATCGGTTTACTGTATTAAATAATAATACTCCATTGACTGATAATAAAGCCTCATCTAAAAAGATGAAGCGTCAGAATAAAATGATTGCTAGTATTAAGAAGTCATTAAAGGATCAGGATAAACTTGATGAGTTTAATTCTGTTATTGATATGGCATTTGGTTTAACGCAGAAGAAAAGATTTTACATATCTGATTATGGGTATGGTAATGTTAGGGAAGTTATTAATGAGCAGCAAGATAAGTTAGTGCCAGGTCAGAACTGGGATAAGTTTCATCTTGATAATATTATTAAGTGGTGGAAGAAGAAAGCAGGTAAGAGGTATGATAAATTAAAGCAGGAAGGTAGATTTAGAACTAAGGTTGAATTGTGGACTGATGACGATGACATTCAAATAATAAGATGAATGTTATTGATAATGCTTTACCTGAGAATGAATTAACCCATTTATTAGATACAATGAATGGGTTTGAAATTAGAGGTGGTGCATCGATGTGGTTTGGTGAACCACCAGATGATTTACCTACTTGGTGGTTTGATTGGGATCAGGAACATGTATGTAAGGATATATTTTTACATTTACTGAATATAGCACATAATTACTTTGACATATCTTTTGCTGCTGGATACGAGTCTTGGACAAATATTAGTGTCAGACCAGGATTGTCTGAAAGTTATGGATGGCATAGGGATAAAGATGAACGACTTTATTTAACAGAAGGTATTCTTAAATTTCCTATTTGCACATTAGTTTATTATCCACATATTGCTGGTGATATGACAGGAGGTGTGTTAGAATTAGAGGATGAAATTATCATTCCTTTGAGAAATAGATTAGTTGTTTTTGGACCAGGTTTATGGCATAATGTTAAAGAGTTTTCTGGTGAGAGAACTTCTTTAGTTATTAATCCTTGGCCAGAAAAGATTTGTCAAACAAAATGCTATGATCCTAATGTATCATGAAAACTTTAGAAGATTATTTTTTTATTTCACTTATCTTTCTTGAGGAGTTTGTTAAAAGAACTTTGATTGGTGTATACTATATGTGGCAGAAATTTGATTACTGGAATTTTAATCGTAAACTACCCAAATGACTGAACTTAAAGATTGGTTGAACTCTATCAACTTTACAAAGAAAAATTTAATAGAGGAAGATGCCGATCTTATAAAGGATTATCCTCCATATATTATCAATCGTTGTTTGTCAGGTCATCTTGATTGTATTATGTTTGTGAATGAAATGAATAAGTATTCTTCTTTAGATAAAGATATGCAATATTCTTTTTATCTAAATACACTTAGGAAAAAGAAGAGATTCAGTCCCTGGCTCCGAAAGGATAAAGTCACAGATCTTGAAATCATTAAACAATACTATGGTTATAGCAACGAAAAAGCAGCAAATGCTTTAAAGATATTAACCCCTGAACAGATTAAATTTATTAAACAACGACTTGACACTGGAGGATTGAAATGACAACGACTACGGAACCTACTGTAGAGTGGGCTCAAGATAAGATGCTTGAGGTGGTTCTAAATGAACCTGATGATTTCTTAAAGGTTAGAGAAACTCTTACAAGAATTGGTGTAGCATCAAGAAAGGAAAAGAAACTCTACCAATCTTGCCACATTCTACATAAGCAAGGTAAGTATTATATTGTTCATTTTAAAGAATTATTTGCACTTGATGGGAAACATGCTAACCTTACTGTTAACGACGTTCAGCGTCGGAATCGTATTGCTCGGTTGCTTTCTGACTGGGGCCTCATATCTATCGTAAAGGAAAGTTCTGTTGAGGATATAGCACCATTAAATCAGATTAAGGTTCTTTCATATAAGGATAAGGGAGATTGGATTTTAGAACAGAAATATAATATTGGTAAAAAAGGTAAGACACAGGATACAGAATAATTGAAAAAATTTATATTTGACGTTGATGGGACACTAACTCCTAGTCGCAAAAAGATTGAGCACGAATTCTGGGCTCCCTTTCTTATATTCTGTCGCAATCATGATGTCTATCTTGTCACTGGTAGTGATAGGCAGAAGACCCTAGAACAACTAGGATTGGATATATGTTACACTGCTAAACGAGTATATAATTGCTCTGGTAGTGATGCATATGAACGGGATGTGAATGTTTATAGGGATGATTGGGAGTTACCGAAAGATGTAGAGATGCATCTAAATGATGAGTTAGTATTCAGTGATTTTCCTTTACGTAATGGAAATCATATTGAGAGAAGACCTGGTGGAGTTAACTTTAGTATTTTGGGTAGAGATTCTAACCCAATGAAGGGTAGGAAAGAATATATTAGTTGGGATAATATACATGGTGAAAGGGAGTATATTGCCAGAAGACTTCTATACAACTTTCCTGATTTAACTGTAGCACTTGGTGGCCAAACTGGTATTGATATTGGCCCTAAAGGTGCTGATAAGAGTCAGATATTAAGAGACTTTAATGAAGATGATGAGTTGCACTTCTTTGGTGACAGAATGAAAGAAGGTGGTAATGATTATTCTTTAGGGGAAGCAGTAAAGAAAATGGGCGGTTATCCGCATCCTGTTAATAGTTGGGAGGAAACCCGAACCAAACTTATCAAGTTAACCGAAAAGGTAATTATAACTGAGTGATATAATTAGTATTGGATGCCGAAAGGATCCACACAATAAAACTCGCTTTATAAGGAGCCTATTATGACTAACCTTCAAAGGTATCATGCTGCCAATCTTCCTGAATTAATGGAAAGGATTCAGAGAAACAGTATTGGTCTTGATGATTATCTTAATCGTTTTTGGAACGATACAAGAACAGAGAACTATCCACCCTATAACATAGTTCAGGTAAACAACGTAGAAACCAGACTTGAGGTTGCTCTTGCTGGATTCAAAAAGAAAGAAGTTAAAGTTTACACTGAGTTTGGTAAATTAAAAGTTGAGGGTAAGAAAGAAGAGAAAGAAGATAAAGATCAATTAGTCTTTAAAGGTCTTGCTCAAAGATCCTTTGAAAGATCATGGGGTATCTCTGACGATACAGAGGTGCAGAAAGTTGAATTTGAAGATGGATTACTTACTGTTACAGTAGGTAAGATTGTTCCAGATCATCATGCTCGTAAAGACTGGTTATAAATATAATTGAGTTCGAGATGGATCAGCACCTTGTCAATTGACAAGGTGCTTTTTCTTTGCTATAGTATCTGGAGGTATGAATAAATTATGGCAATTAAAGTCTTGGTTTTAAAATCAGGTGAGGATGTCATTGCTGATGTTCAAGAGATGTATGGTGCAGAACAACAAGTCTTTGGGTATTTACTTAATAATCCATGTGTTATTAAGTTAAAGGCTTCAGATCAACCTTCTACTGAAGAAGAGAAATCTGTATCCATAAGAATGCATCCTTGGATGCCTGTAGCAAGGGAAAAAACTATTCCCGTCACTATTGACTGGGTTGTTACTATGGTAACTCCAGTTGAAAAAGTTCAAGAAATGTACGAAAAGGATGTATTAAACGATGGAAAAACGACAGATTCAACTGATAGTTCTAACGAACAACCTAAAACTGGTCTCACAGATTGAAGAAGCTCCAGCAGCAGTTCCAGGAGAACCTGATTGTAGGTTGATTGAACCAATGGTTGTGGGAGAGAATAATACTCTTTCTCCGTGGTTGGTTGATAGTACCAATCAGAATGAATTTATGTTATCATCTGATAAGATATTAACTCTTGTGGATCCCAAACCTACTTTGGTTGAGAAATATGAAAACCTTCTTAAACCAATTCTACACGTTAAACCTACATTACCGACTGAATCTTCTTAAATAATGCGTTTCTATACTAATGTTCAATTGATTGGGAATCAGTTTTTGGTTCGTGGAGTTGAGAATGGAAAGAGGTATCAGCATAGGGATGAGTTCTTTCCTACTTTATTTGTTAAATCTAAAAAGAATACTAAATATAAAACGTTGAGTGGGGAAGCAGTTGAAGAAATTAATCCAGGCACAGTTAGAGATTGCCGTGACTTCTATAAGAAGTATGATGGTATTGAGAACTTTGAGATATATGGGAATGACAGGTATATTTACCAATATATTTCAGAGAAATACCCAGAGGATGAAGTCAAGTTTGACATATCTAAGATTAAGCTTGTTACTCTGGATATTGAAGTTGCGTCTGAGCAAGGTTTCCCTGACGTTGAATCTTGCGTGGAAGAGATCTTGGCAATCTCAATACAGGATTACACAACTAAGCAGATCATTACTTGGGGTGTCAAACCCTTTAAGAATAATAGGAAAGATGTAATATATCATCATTGCCCTACAGAACATGCTTTATTAAGTTCGTTTATTAATTATTGGATGGTTGATGTTCCAGATGTGATTACTGGATGGAACATACAATTGTATGATATACCTTACATATGCAAACGTCTTAGGAGGGTTCTTGGTGAGAAGTTGATGAAGAGGATGTCACCTTGGGGTTTATGTAGTGAGGGTGAAGTTCATATTATGGGAAGAACTCATACAACATTTGATGTTGGTGGTGTAACTCAACTTGATTATCTTGACCTTTATAAGAAGTTTACTTATAAGGCACAAGAATCATATCGATTGGATTACATAGCAAGTGTAGAACTTGGTCAAAAGAAATTAGATCACAGTGAGTTTGATACGTTTAAGGATTTCTACACAAAGGGTTGGCAGAAGTTTATTGAATATAATATAATTGACGTTGAACTTGTTGACCGTTTGGAAGACAAGATGAAACTGATCGAACTTGCATTGACTATGGCATATGATGCTAAGGTCAATTATAATGATGTGTTTTATCAGGTAAGGATGTGGGATACGATAATTTATAACTATTTGAAGAAAAGGAATATTGTTATTCCTCCTAAAAACCGTTCATCTAAAAACGAAAAGTACGCAGGGGCTTATGTCAAGGAACCGAAAGCAGGACGCTATGATTGGGTGGTCTCTTTTGACCTTAATAGCCTGTATCCTCATCTTATTATGCAGTACAATATCTCGCCAGAGACCCTCTGGGAGACTCGACATCCCAGTGCGAGCGTTGAGAGGATCTTAAAAGAAGAGGTAACAGACTTTAATTCTGAATATGCAACCTGTGCAAATGGAGCACAGTATAGAAAAGATGTAAGAGGATTTCTTCCAGAGTTGATGGATAAGATGTATGGGGATCGTGTGGTCTTCAAGAAGAAGATGATCCAAGCAAAGAAAGATTATGAAAAGAAACCATCAAAGGCACTTGAAAAAGAAATCGCAAGATGTAATAATATCCAGATGGCAAAGAAGATATCACTTAACAGTGCTTATGGTGCTATTGGCAATCAGTATTTTCGATATTACAAATTGGCTAACGCTGAAGCCATTACCTTAAGTGGTCAGGTCTCTATTCGTTGGATAGAGAATAAGATGAATCAGAAGATGAATAGGATCTTAAAAACGGAGGATGTTGATTATGTTATTGCTTCAGATACTGATAGTATTTACTTGCATGTGGGCCCTTTGGTTGAGGCTGTATACAAAGGCAGAGAGAAAACTAATGAGGGCGTTGTTGGGTTCCTTAACAAGGTGTGTGAAACTGAATTTGAACCTTTTATTGAAGGTTCTTATGAAGCGTTGGCCAGGTATGTCAACGCATACGATCAAAAGATGTTCATGAAGAGAGAGAACATTGCTGATCGTGGTATATGGACTGCTAAGAAAAGATACATCTTAAATGTATGGGATAGTGAGGGTGTTCGATATGAAGAACCTAAACTAAAGATGATGGGTATTGAAGCAGTTAAATCTTCTACACCAGCACCTTGTCGTAAGATGATTAAGGATGCTCTTCAACTTATGATGAGTGGAACAGAAGATAATGTGATTGATTTTATTGAGAAGTCTCGTAAGGAATTCAAGAAACTTCCACCTGAAGATATTGCATTCCCACGTTCTGCATCTAATGTGGAGAAGTATAAGGCACACTCTACAATATATGCAAAAGGAACTCCTATACATATACGGGGTGCATTATTATACAACCATTATGTAAAGAAACATAAGTTGGATAATAAGTATTCTTTGATCCAAAATGGCGAAAAGGTTAAGTTCTGCTACTTGAAAAAACCAAATATTATTCATGAGAATATCATATCGTTTATTCAAGATTTTCCTCATGAACTTGACCTTGACAAATACGTTGATTATGAACTACAATTTGAGAAAGCCTTCTTGGAACCACTTAAAGCAATATTAGATGCTATTGGGTGGCACGTTGAAAAAACTGTAAACCTAGAATCCTTTTTTAATTAGATGGAACTTCCTATCAATGACAAAGATTTGTCTACAATAGTCTCAGCACTTTCATTAGGTGGTGATACTAGATTGTATTTCTTATTAAAGAATATTAGGGAGGATAGAAAGATGATAACAGATAGATCTATAGATTTCTCTAATGATCCTAATGTTAAAATCTTTTCAGAATCTGATGATTACCAATGCAAACAGGGGGAGTGTGACATTTAATGGATCTACCTATTGATGATAAAGAGTTTAATTACATTGTTCTTGCATTATGGAAATGTCGTAAGAATGCAGGTGAACCTCAATGTAAAGACTTATATGAGAAGTTGAAATTAGTTAAAGAGGTTAGAGATGAGAATCCAGATGGCCCATATAAGAAAATTTTACGTGAACAACACGGGATGGTGATCTAATGTTTTTTGAAAAAGTGAGTCTTGTTACAGGTGGATTTGATCCACTTCATAGTGGCCATATATCATACTTTAAAAGGGCAAAAGACCTTTCTAATTATTTGATAGTTGGTTTGAATACTGAAGAATGGTTAACTCATAAGAAAGGGCAGTATTTCCAGTCTTGGGTTGAACGTGCTGAGATTATTAGACATTTAGAAATGGTTGATGCTGTTATTTCTTGGGAAGATGATGAGCAAGGTTCTGCTTGTGGTGCTATTGAAAAATCTTTAGAGATTGCAGAGAAGGTTATTTTTTGTAATGGTGGTGATAGAGGTAAAGAAAATACTCCAGAATATGAAAGGTATGGTAAAAATCCTCGTGTTAAATTTGTATGGAGTGTTGGTGGTGATGTTAAAGAGAATAGTAGTTCTTGGATTCTTAGGGGTTACTTTGAAAGACAACGTAAATTATTAGGTATTTAATTATGGATTTTTTGAAGGAAATTGTAAAAGAGATAGGAGATGACTTCACCCAACTCGCAAAAGACATCGACGAAACAGAAGAATACATCGACACAGGTTCGTACATCTTTAACGGATTGGTTAGCGGTTCCATTTTTGGTGGCGTATCTAGTAATAAGATTACTGCCATCGCTGGTGAGTCTAGTACTGGCAAAACTTTCTTCTCCCTCGCAGTTGTCAAGAACTTTTTGGATTCTAATCCTGACGGTTACTGTTTGTATTTCGATACTGAAGCTGCTGTTAATAAAGGATTACTTGAGTCTCGTGGTATAGATTTAAAGAGATTAGTTGTTGTTAATGTAGTTACAATTGAAGAGTTTAGATCAAAAGCACTTAGAGCAATTGATATATATTTAAAGACCAACACAGAAGATCGCAAACCATGTATGTTTGTGTTAGACTCGTTGGGAATGCTTTCCACTGAAAAAGAAATCAGAGACGCACTTGATGACAAGCAAGTTCGTGATATGACTAAATCTCAATTGGTGAAGGGAGCATTTAGAATGTTAACTCTCAAACTCGGCCAAGCAAATGTTCCACTCATTGTCACGAATCACACGTATGATGTCATCGGAGCTTATGTTCCAACTAAAGAAATGGGAGGAGGTTCGGGACTCAAGTACGCAGCGAGTACAATCATATATCTCGGAAAGAAAAAAGAGAAAGATGGAAAAGAAGTCATCGGAAACATTATCAAAGCTAAGACGCATAAATCACGTTTAAGTAAAGAGAATAAGCAAGTTGAGATACGTCTCTATTATGATGATAGGGGTCTTGACAAATACTATGGTCTCCTTGAACTAGGAGAGATAGGAGGCTTGTGGAAGAATGTTGCTGGTAGGTATGAGATGGGTGGAAAGAAAATATATGCTAAACAGATACTTGCTAATCCAGAAGAGTATTTTACTCCAGATGTAATGCAAGCATTAGATGAAGTTGCACAAAAAGAATTTAGTTATGGATCATGAAAAACATCAGAGTTCTAAAAACTGGAATAGATGTATCAAAGATAGTAAAACAATTAAATAAAAATCCATTAGATTGGGGATCGCAAAAAGGTATTGATAATACTGAGATTAAAGATCCTCATCAATATATTACATCAGTTGACGTTCTTCAATTGGTGATGGGTGGTATTACTGAACCTGGAGAGGATGTTGGTAATACTGAGATTTGTATTAAGACTCCTGCATATGAACATCACACTGAAGTGATCAAATATCTTAGTAGAATATTTCCTAAGATCTATCGTTGTGGTTTTCTTGCATTACCTGTCGGTGATATTGTAGGAGCACATATTGATAAAGGAACATACTATCAGGATAAGGATAGATATCATTTATCAATAAAAGGTCAATATGAATATATTGTTGGGAATGAGAGAATTACAGTTGACCCTGGAACACTTTTGTGGTTTAATAATAAGATACCACATGGTACTGTGAATCTTGGTGATGTCACTAGGGTAACTTTTGTTTTTGATGTTCCTCATGGATAAGGTTGAATTTCTAATTCTTAGAAATCTTTTACATAATGAAGAGTATGTTCGTAAGGTAATTCCTTTTATTAAGGCAGATTACTTTGAGGATCATAATCAGAAAGTTGTGTTTGAAGAGATTCTTAGTTTTGTAGAGGAATATAATAAACCAGCAACTAAAGAGATCCTCTGTATAGAAACAGAGAAACGTCAAGATATTAATGATAGTTCTTTTAAAGATGTTACAGATCTAATAGGATCTCTAGAAGATGAACCATCAGAGTTTGAATGGTTAGTTTCTACTACTGAGAAGTGGTGTAGAGACCGTGCCATATATCTAGCCTTGATGGAGTCTATTCAATTGGCAGATGGAAAAGATGACGCTAAAGGAAGGGATGCTATTCCTTCTATTTTGTCTGATGCTCTGGCTGTTTCTTTCGATAATCATATAGGTCATGACTACTTACAAGACTACGAAGAAAGGTATGAATCGTACCATAGGAAGGAAGACAAGATCCCGTTCGACCTTGAGTATTTTGACAAGATTACGAAGGGGGGTATTCCGAATAAAACTCTCAACATTGCTCTTGCTGGCACAGGGGTTGGAAAGTCTTTATTCATGTGTCACATGGCTAGCAGTGTTCTCCTCCAAGGAAAGAACGTTCTCTACATCACTCTCGAAATGGCAGAGGAAAAGATTGCGGAGAGGATCGATGCTAATTTACTTAATGTCAATATACAGGATATAACAGATTTACCTAAGCAGATGTTTGAAGCTAAGGTAACAAGCCTTAGTAAGAAAACACAGGGAACATTAATTGTTAAAGAGTATCCTACTGCATCTGCACATAGTGGTCATTTTAAATCATTGCTAAATGAACTTGCCTTGAAAAAGTCTTTTAGACCTGATATAATATTCATAGACTATCTCAATATTTGTGCCTCTAGTAGGTATAGAGGAAATGCTAATGTCAACTCCTACTCATACATCAAAGCAATCGCAGAAGAACTACGGGGTCTCGCAGTTGAGGCGAACCTTCCGATTGTATCTGCCACTCAAACTACTCGTAGCGGCTTTGCTAGTAGCGATGTGGACCTTACTGACACCTCTGAGTCTTTTGGACTCCCTGCTACTGC